GGATTAATCGGAGTTATCGTAGTAATGGCGTGTTTCATGAATATTCAAGTTATAGATATCATCGATAATCAAAAACACAAGACAGTATATGGGCTAACCCCAGGTAGATTGTATGAGCGACCAAATAATCCCCCGCCGCCACCTACTAGGTTATCAGCTAGCGAAGAACTAAGTCGTTATATAGCCAATGAAAGCTTGAGACGTTTCGGAGAAGTAACGAATCGATCAGGATTAACTATAGGGAAATTTATAGCAAATAAATCTCCTAATCGCATAACTAATCAAAGCGATGATATCAATCACCCCAGTCACTATACACAAGGCGATATCGAGGTTATCGATTACATCGAAGACAAGAAACTAGGATATCGATTAGGTAATGTTGTGAAGTATGTATCCCGAGCTGGGCACAAGGATGATGCTATTAAGGATTTGAAAAAAGCCCGATGGTATCTAAATCGGGAAATTGCAAAGAGGGAAGATCATGACAAAAGTCGAGCGACTACTAATTAACAAAGGGCACTATCTAGATGACACGTATCATCTTGTCATGGATATAGTTAAGGTTGTAGATAATCTCAAGGATAATGTTGCCGAGAGATTAGATGATGACCTGAGTGATGATGCGTACGCCATGTGCGAAGAGATGTTTACCGCTGTTGAGCAATGCAAAGCGGATATGGTAGAAGCCATCGAGGATATTGTCGAACGCATGGAGGTAAAGGATGCAAAAGCGTAGAAGCAGGGCAGATGTGATTGTAGGTGCCATACAGTCAGATTTAAGTCTTGCCATCATACGAGCCCGTAATAGACAACTGAGATCACCTATGCTAGATGATAGGATTCGTGAAAGCGGATACATTGACGGATTACTGCGAGCACAGATGATTATCAGTAAATATGGAGACTATCGCGTATGATGGCTAAGGAAGAACTACAAGCTGTCCGCCATACTGAGCAGCGAATGCGTGCGTTAGAGATTCAGCTAAGTGCGATTAACCGAGATTTACATTCAGAAGCTATACAGATATGTGAATCGGGAGATGCTATGCCACGAATCAGTAAGCACTTACAAGAATGTAGGGAGGAACTGAACAGAGAATGGGATGAGTTGATTGATTCTCGAAACAAGGTCAAGCAAGTCATCAACCAAATAACCGACGGACAATACAGGGATGTATTGAATCTCAGATACATTAATGCATTGCCATGGGAACAGATAGCTGTCGAACTAGGGTATTCGTGGCGACAAGTTCACAGACTTCACAAGAAAGCAATCGCTGAATTTGAAAAGATGGCATAGAATGGCACACTCTTAATTTAATATAATGTAAGTGTAGTAGATAGCAGGCAGTGTCTGGCCCGCACAATATGTCTGCCTGCTGCACTGCCCCGGGGTAGACCTTACTTAGTTGAGGTCTACCCTTTTTTATTGAGTATCAATGATAATTCCTAATTGAGAAAATAAAAATTTGGAAAAGGTACTCCGCGGGCGAAAAATGGCCGCTGGTCGCCCCCGCGCGATGGTCCTCTCTCTGTGAGAAAAATTTTCCTGTTGAATGTAGAAAGACGAATTTAGAAAGGAGTACACCTATGGCGGACACAAAACCGAGAGTGAAATTTGATGCTGCAGGCAATCTGCTTGTATCCAGCACTCAACTATGTGACCTCTTGCGGGTCACTCCGGAAATTATTTCTCGACATCATAAAGCAGGGATGCCTAAAGCCTCTGTAGGTTGGTGGAATCTCCGGGAAGTCCTCGTGTATTTAGGACAGGCGAAAGGCGATAATGCTAAAAGCAAATCCGCATCAACTCGTAAGCTAGAAGCCGAAGCAGATTATAAAGAAGCAAAGGCCGCGCGTGAAAAGAAAATGCTAGATGTGCTTAATGGCGAATATGTCCCTCGTGCTGATGTTGCACAGGCATGGGCTAGCCGAGTATTGGAGATGAAGACATCATTTACCAAATTAGGTAAGCGTATCGGAAGTGAATTCACGGATCCTGAGGAACGTGCTCGTGTAGAAAAGGTGGTGAATGGTCTTGTCGAAGAATACCTCGAAAGCTACGCACGCGAAGGCGAGTACACGCCGAAAGTCAAAGCCACGGGAAAAGATAAGTCCAAATGTTGAATGGTTCCCTGAGGAATTAGAGGCATTCAAGCCACCTGAAAGATACACCGTTTCGGAATGGGCGGATAGGTACAGGGTACTGACTAATATATCTGCTGAACCTGGACGATGGCGTACAGCGCGGACACCTTATCTCAAGGAGCCTATGGACAAATTCACGGACCCTCTTATTGAAAGCATCTCGTTATGTTTCGGGGCGCAGATTGGTAAGACGGAAGCTGAGCTTAATATGATTGGATATGCGTTACACCAAACTGCATCACCAGTTATGATGGTTTATCCGACGGATACTATCGCAAAATTTGCTAGCGATAAACGTGTGCAACCGATGATCCGGAGCGTAGAACCATTGGCAGATATGTATGACGAGGGCAGTAAGCTGCTGGAGTTAGACTTCGTTAATGGGAACTACATGGTGCTTGTTGGGGCGAACTCACCAAGCAGCTTATCAAGTCGGTCAATTAAGTACTTATTCTTCGATGAAATTGATAAGTATCCAGCTTTCTCTGGTAAGGAAGCGAATCCAATTAAGCTGGCTGAGGAACGTACCAAAACATTCGTTGATAAGAAGATTGTAAGGGTGTCAACTCCTACGATTGAAAGTGGCAATATTTGGCAATCCTATATGTGCGCAAATGAACGTAAGCAGTATTACGTGCCATGTCCGCATTGTGGGGTGTCGCAGACCCTCAAATTCAAACAGATAAAATGGCCGGAAGAACACCATGGCAATGCGGATATGATACGTGATACCGCATATTATGAGTGCGAACATTGTAAGCACCGTATTGATGATAAGCATAAGATGGATATGCTCCGGCAAGGTGAATGGCGGGCGGTGAATGAATCGCAAGTTCGAGTCGTCCGGTCGGTCGCCTATCATCTATCATCTTTATATTCTCCATGGGTCACATTCGGGGACGTAGCGTATGAGTTTGTCAACTCAAAAGATACGCCAAGTGAGTTAATGAACTTCATCAATTCATGGCTAGCAGAGCCGTGGAAATCTGCGAAAACTAAAAGCACGCAGAACCTCGTGTTTACACAATCGGAAGTTCCTCGTGGTGTTGTGCCTCAGCACGCACCATTACTCATTGCATCCGTCGACGTGCAGCAAGATCATTTCTGGTGGGAAGTTAGAGCCTATGCTCATGGCGTATCAAGTTATTTAGTTGATTATGGTCAAGCAAGTAGTTGGGCAGATTTAACCGAGATACTCATCGATAGAGAATATCCATCAGAGTATGGTGAGGCCCGTAAGATTGTGAGGGCCGGTATTGATAGTGGCTACCGAACAGATGAAGTATATCAGTACTGTGCGCAGTACCCAGAAGTATGCGTACCAGTTAAAGGTGATTCATCACACAGTCCTCTAGCTCCGCCTTATAAGATGAGCAGCATCGAGAAGGGCGTCATCGGAGGCATGAAGCTGTACATAGTGAATACCGATTACTGGAAGGACTTTATATTTGCACGTATGGTACGTCCGGCTAATGAGCCTGGCACAATCCATTTATTTAAGGATTGCCCAGAGGAATATTCGGAGCACATTCGGTCGGAGGAAAAGCAAGAAATCCGAAATGTAAAGACCGGAGTAGTTACAGTGCAATGGAAACCATTAACCAGTCATCCAACAAATCACTTGTTGGATACGTGTGTATACAACGCCATGGTGGCGGACTCGGTAGGTGTTAAATACTTACCCGAATATAATCTGGATACCGATGAGGGGGACGAAGATACGGATGATGAAGACTTTAATGCAGATAGCCGAGGTTGGTTTAGTTAAGAAGGAGGTGAGACCATGAGCGCAAGAGAAGACTTGGAGCGTATTCGAACGATAATCGAGGAAATTGAGACGAATGGATACGCCGAGATGTCTGTAGGTGGTAAGCGATTTAAGACGCATGACCTGCCGACATTATACGCCCGTGAGCGTGAGTTAATAGCTCGCGTTGATGATGAGGAAGGTAATAGCACGACATCCTACGTGTCATGGGAGCGGCGATGAACATACTCGATAAGGTAATAGCATATTTCAATCCAGAGCGTGCTGCTCGTAGGGCATATTTCCGTAGTTCGCTTGAACGTGGATATGATGCGGCGTCAACAGACAGATTAAGTGGCGACTGGATGCCTGTATTTGGTACAGCCGAACAGGTAGCATCTGGACAACGTGATTTAATCCGTGGCCGTGCACGTGCAGCAGAACTTAACAGTGATCTTGCTGAAAGTGTCGTTTTGGCGCTACTTCGGAACGTAGTAGGTACCGGAATAAAGCCACAGTGCAAAATCAAGACCCGCGCAGGAAAGCTAAATGAAAGACTCAATAAGAAAATTGAGGAGGCTTGGGCTGACTGGGTAGATAAAGAGAACGCCGATATTCGAGGAATATCTACGTTCTATGAATTGCAAGAAATGGCTTTGCGCCGAATGGTCTATGACGGGGAAATCCTAGTTAACATGACCTACGAAGGTGCAGATATACCGCTATCATTACAGTTTATCGAGGGCGAGAATATCGGAGCCGTATCGGTAAGTGAGAATGGCAATAGTATTGTTAATGGCGTGGAAGTTAACAAATACGGAAGGCCAATAGCCTATCACGTATTCCAAACGGATCCGTTAGGAATACGGTCGTTTAACGAGGCAAGGCTGCCAAGTAATAGGGCTTTTCTATTACATAAGCCTCGCAGACCTAGTGAACTGCGCGGGGTTAGTATGTTAGCACTCGTTCTAAAGCGAATTCATGATGTAGATGAATACATGGATGCTGACCTTATAGCGGCTCGTGTGGCCGCATGTTTCGGCGCGTTTGTAACAAGTAATACCGGGAATGCCCCGATGGTTGCAAATAAGATTGACAGTAAAGGCAAGAAAGTCCGCTCGATGGCACCAGGGATTATCCAACATCTACGCGCAGGTGAATCTATTTCGTTTGCGGAGCCTAAGCGAAATGCAGGCACCGCATCAGAATATTCGGCGACCCAAACAAGACGCATAGCGTCGGGTATGGGTTTAAGCGCGGACATAGTGACGCGCAATATTAGTGGTAACTTCTCCGCAGCTCGGCAGAATATGCTGGAGGATCAGCAATCATTCAAGCAGATGCAGCGTTTTATAATTGAGCATTTTTGTATGCCAGTATGGCGTGCCTTCATTGAAGCATGCTACTTGAAGGGAATTATCCCGGCCAATGACTATGCAGCGAACCCAAAACTTTATAAAAAAGTAGCGTGGTTAGCTCCAGGCTGGTCTTGGATTGACCCTGTTAAGGAAGTTAATGCTAACAAGGAAGCGATTAAGGCAGGACTCACAACGCTCGAGGATGTATGTAGTGCATCAGGTAAGGACTGGGAAGAAGTACTTGAACAGCGGAAGCTGGAACAAGACCGCATTAAGGAATTGGGTGTTGCCCTTGATATGAATGGGGACATAACGAATCTAGCGGATAATAACACCACTGATATGAAAGGAGATGATAGTTAGTGGGGAAATTTGCAAAGCAGCTCTTAGGTAAATATGCCCGAGAGGCGCAAATTACAAACATCGAAGCGAACGAAGACCGTACCGTCGAATTGTCCTTTTCTTCTGAAGAACCATATGAAAGATGGTTTGGAACAGAGATATTGTGTCATGACGACGGATGCATTAACCTAGACCGCTTTAATAATGGTTTGGGTACAGTGTTATTCAATCACGACCGTGATGCCGTAGTCGGACACATCGAGAATGTGTGGATTGAAGACAATCGCGGCAAAGCGATCGTTAAATTTGACGAGGACGATGAGTCTGAAAAGATTTATCAAAAAGTGTTAAAAGGCACGCTACAAGGCGTGAGTGTCGGATATTCCATAAGCCGATATGAGGAATTAATTGATTCCGATTCCAAAAGCTCCAATGGTCGGTTTACTGGTCCTGGTTATGTAATCACAGACTGGGAGCCGTTGGAAATTAGTATTGTATCTGTCCCTGCGGATCCAAGTGTAGGGGTAGGCAGAAGTGTAGATGATAATGAGGAGGAACCTATGAAAGGTGATGTAAAAGCAAAAGGCACTGAGCAAAACGTGCCACAAGTAGTACCGGAAGTACCAGAGTCCGGAGTTAAAGGTTTTAATGCAGATGATGCTAAAAAGTTGATTGCGGCAGAGCGTGAACGCGTATCTACAATCACAAGTTTGTGCCGTGACTTTGAAGTTGATGGCGTAGATGAATTCATCAAATCCGGCAAATCTGTTGCCGAAGTTCGTGAGGTTGTAATGGATGCGTTGCGCGAACGTAATAAACCAGTATCCATTAAAGTCGGTGAAGCAGATTCTGATAAGTTCCGCATGGCTATGCAGGACGCTTTGATGATGTCTGTGGGTATCCCAGTCGCAAATCCTGCACCAGGTGCAAATGAACTTCGTTCTATGTCCTTGATGGAATTAGCTCGTGAGTCCTTAGTTCGTGAAGGTTTAACCGCTAACTATGCTGACCGTTTGGAATTGGCTCGTGAAGCTATCAACTCCACATCCACATTCCCAATTGCTTTGTCTAACGTAGCAAATAAGTCCTTGGTACAAGGCTATGAAACTGCACCGGCTACATTCGATGCATGGACCGGCAAAGGTAGTAACCGTGATTTCAAACCGGCAAAACGTATTTTACTTTCTGAAACAGCTGAATTGAAACTCGTTCCTGAAGGTGGACAATTCAAGGATTCTAAGTTGGAAGAAGCTGGTAACGACGTTCGTGTATTAACATACGGTCGTACATTCAGCTTAACACGACAAGCTATCATCAATGATGATTTGGGTGTGTTCAAAGATATCGCTTCCAAATTTGGCCGTTCTGCAAAGGATACCATCAACAGTATGGTGTACGGGTTGCTAACAGGTAATACCGTATTGAGCGACGGTAAAGCGCTATTCGGTACTGACAGAGGCAACTTGGCGGCTACTGGTGCTGAATTAAGTGTTGCATCCTTATCTGCAGGTGTAGCAGCAATGCGCCGTCAAAAGCATATTGGCGAAAATCGCAATTTGAACATCGCACCTACATATTTGATTATTCCGCCAGAACTCGAAGCATTGGCTTACGAATTGGTTAAATCCACAGTGGACCCAGCTCGTAGCAATGAAACGGTTAACCCATTCGGCGGTCGATTCACTATTGTAGTTGATGCGGCATTAACAGATCCACACGCATGGTATTTAGCAGCTCGTCCTACAGATGTTCAAACTATCGAAGTAACGTACTTGAACGGTGTTGAAACACCTCGATTGGAAACACAAACAGGCTTTAAAGTTGACGGCATTGAGTACAAAGTAGCAATGGATTGCAACGCAACAGCGCTCGACTTCCGCGGTTTGTATAAAAATCCTGGTAAATAATTAGTAATTGATTTAGGAGGTAACTAGATATGGCACAATTCATTCAAGAATTAGATCGTATTGATTTTAAAAATACAGCATCCGATATGATTGCCGTAGGGGACATTGTCCCTGTCGGCAAAATGCACGGCGTGGCAATAACTGATATTGCGCCTGGTGCAATCGGTGCGGTTAAGGTCACAGGATGTTTTACAGTTGATGCAGTTGTGACAGATGCATTTGCAGTAGGTGATGTTGTGTATTTTGATAAAACGCAAAAGCGTGCAACTAAAACAGACACAAATCCAGTATTGGGCATTGCCATTTCTGCAAAATCTGCAAGCGCTAAGACCGTTGATGTAGCTCTTTGGCCTAATGTAGAAAAGTAATGTA